GTAGTTCTCTACATTTAAACGCTGACGATCTTGCTCCGTCATCGTGTACGGGTTTTCGATCTTCACATACGCAGGGATTACCCTTGCTGCCGTGTTGGTCGCAACGTACTCGCCGTTCCTGAAAATGAAGTTCTGGCTGTCGTTGTCGCTGGCATACGCAGATGCCTCTTTCGGGTCAGTGGTAAACCACGCCCCGCGCCTGCCGATGTTGAATGCCGCGAAATCCTTGTCCTTCGACGTTCCGTGATACAGAACAATGGGAGCGCCAGTTTCATCGACTACCGTTGAAGCGCCAAACCACTGCGTGAACGCTGGTGTTTGCGAGTACTGTGCGAGCTCTTCAAACGCGTTTTGCGTTGGGCGCGTTTGCAGCGACTCAATCGCGTTTTTGTCGATGACAACATATTCGGTGCGCCCGCGCGGGTCCGTGCCAACTACCAGCCCGTAGCCTTCGTTGATCAACTGCCGAATGTAATCCTCGGACAACCGTGTGATGTCGCCCTCTTTTCGCAGAACCTTTGTGCCTTCCCTGATGTTGACGTTGTAAATGGTCGGCGTGCCTTCTCCCATTCTGGCGTAGCCTTCAGCCGCTTCCAGATCGCTCACAGGCGACACGTAAAAGCCGCCGTATTTGCGTCCCTTTTTGCCCTGCTTCTGACCCTCGCGAACGATCTGCACGTTATCGAGCGCAAGGTCAGCGGAGGTTGATCCGTGAATCAGCGTCAGGCTTCCGCCTTCAACAACGGCGTCAACGCCATCTTGGCGAACGCGTGTTAGCTCACGCATCTGCCCTTGGCTCGCCACGTCAGTCCGTTCTTGAATGCCCTCACCAAACACCCGCAGCCGATGTTCATCGAACAATGTGCGCGCATTTATGCCGGGACGTTTTGTACGTTTTGCCATCGTGGAGTAGAACGCAGACACCAACATGGCGTACTGATCCGCCACGTTCTTCTGAACTCCGGCTTGCGAAACAAGCTCGTCAGAAAACGTCTGTCTGACGTAATCGCGAGCCTGAACCTCCTCGTCGGTTTCCACCCCGCTCGACAACACGCGCTCAACCAATGATTTCAATCGCGGCTCATTCTCAGCCACATAGCTCTGAGCCTCGCGCTGCGTCATGCCATTTGGATCGCGGCGCAGGTCGGGCAGCAGGGGAATCATTTCCTGATTGAAACGCCCCATCACCTCAGCGGTCGGAATGCGAATCATCGTGCCGGTCTGTATCAGCGCAGCTTGTTCTGCGACTGTCGGCGACATCTCTATCAACTGCTGCGCCAAGCCAGAATCGAGCAGCGTTTTCCCGTCCAAGTACAGGAATTCAGGCATGGTCTCGTCGTCGGATACCGACTGCAAAAAGCCTTCAAACGTTTCCGTGTCACGCTGCAGCGTTGCGGTGGCGGCAGCCAGACGCTGAATCTCGCCCAACAGCACGCCCAGCTCCTGAGCGCTTCTGGCTTCCTGATCCACGCCAGCAGCCATGTCGATGGCTTTCATAAAGCTCGTGTTCGCGCCGGTCGCAACAACCGTGGCGACCAATGTTTCCAGCGCTCGTTCAGGGCGCTCTGACGCAAACTCGCCCAGCGTCTTTTCTGGATTGATGATCGCCCATTGGTTGAAATCCTGAACCAGCGTCGTTGCTTGCTCAGTTGGGATTTCCCTTACAAGGTTTTTGATAAACATCTTCGCAAGCGAATCGCCTGCTTTAAGATCGCTGAGGGCGCGAAGCAAAGGCATCCGCTCAAACACTGCCTCTGTTCCGCCTTGCGCCAGCGCGAACGCAGCGGACGTCGTCGGCGAAACGCCCTCCTCGCGAGCCTGCGCATAGGCTTGCCCGCCCGCTATCGTGCCGCCATATGTCAGCGCATACGTCGGGTTGCGCGTTACAATGCTGGCAGCCATGCCGGGCAACAGCATCGTGAACGATTCCAGCCCGCCGTAAAACCCGCGCTCAATTGCTCCCATTGCCGCGCGATTGCCTTCCGCCTGTTCTGCAGCCAGCCTTTGCCCTCTGGCAAGATCCAGAAAAAACTGTTCTGTGGCAGCGAACGGGTTTTCGTTTCCGGCTTCCAGATAGGCTGCAGTGTCGTCTTTAAACGCTTTTCGGAGTAACGCGCCGGTGATGCCGCTTGCAGCTAACGGCAGCGCTCCTTCAGCTCCGATGTCAGCAGCGACTCCGGGCACCACGGCAGCAGTACCGAACCCCGCTTCCGCCAATCGATACCGCGCAACGTTGGGAACCTTGGCGATCTGCTTCGCGGTTGAAATTGCAGAGTCCAATTCGGCAAGCGGGTTCAGGTCGTCTTGCACGATTGAGACCAGATAGGGTTTTTCCCGTGCCTGCCGTTCCAGCCAAGCCGTCAGCTTTGGCGAGGTTTCAAGGGTTTGCCTGCGCTCGCTCAAACGCTGCCTGCGAGCGATTTCAGGGTCAGGCGCACCGCCCATAAGGCTTGGTGGCAAACCCGTCTCACGCGCCTGCTGAAGCGCTTGAGCCGCCTGCTCTGGGTCGTATGAGTCCGCAGCAACCAGAGCGCCCGCCACGTTGGACGTGCTGCTCGCTTGTTCTTCAAATTCAGACATTGTCGGCATTAGCGTTGTTTATCCATGAATTCTTCCAACGACAATCCTTCCGATACCGCTCCGGTATAAAGTTGCTCGATAAGGCTTTGGTAAGCCGCCAAACCTGCCTCAGAGTTACTTAATGTTTTGCTATCGCTTCGATCAAATCCGTATGTTTCTCGCACCGGGCGACCGTTTTCGCCTATTGAATCAATATGTTTTATAAGTGCGTCGCGCCACTCTTTCGGAACATCAGCATATGGAATTACTTCTGACGGTCTGAAATCCATAATCTGCGCTGGCGGAACCTCATACAGCCTCACGTCAGGATTTGGTTGATACCACGGTTTTTGCATTTCGCCAGCCAACAACAAATTGCGAGCCATCCGCGCAGCTTGTTCTTTGGTCGGAGGCATGCCCTTGTTCTGCGGGTCGGCAAGGAATTCATCGATTTCACGCACAAGAGCCGTTGAAAAATCTGTTAGCTTTACGGCTTGATCAGAACCCGGCTTGGCGTTTGTGTTTAAACCGGCAGCTCTCAGATCGAGTTTGACGGCGGAAATTGTCTGGTTCGCAATGTTCGTTGCCTGCGCAGCTTTGTAATTGGTGTCGTTCAAGGCAATGCGATAACGCTGCAGTTCGCTGTACTCCTGCTGCGAAACCTGCAGTCGGATCTTTGCGCTATTGGCATCAAAGTCACGCATGAACTCCAACGGGTCCATGAGCCGAAGCTCCAAGAACCGTTGCGGGTTTTCTGGCACTTGTCCCGCGTATGTGGCGAACCGCTGCAAGTCATCAAACAAGCCGGTGCTTTTGACGTTTGCAAACATGTCAGACGGCATATCAAGCAATGGCGTGTTCGGATTTTCCAAAACCCATTGTTGCGCCGATCCAAGCGTGTCGCGAACAAAGCGTACTCGCGAGGCTTCGATCTGGCTCGCTTCGGCATTGATTCGCGTAACCGCCGCGTCGTACACGTCAGCGCTGATCGTGCCGTTTCGATACGCACTTTTTGTTTCCGCCAGCTTTTGATCTGTGCTGCCTGACAGCGCCATGAAGTAATCGAGACTGTCCGTCTTGACCGATCCCTGCCTGAGCTTCTGCAGAACTTCGGTCTTCATGGTTTCAGGCATCTCGGCTTGCACGTCCGCGCGGTCAAAATAATCCCGCGCCGCCTGCCACTGATCCTGCGCAAACATGCGATTCAACACGCCCGCATGCAAACCCTGCAGCGCCTCGACTTTTGCAACGTCGGCTGCGGCACCGGTGAGTCCGTATGCCGCCTCATCGAGCATCACGCGCTTGTTGGTCTCGTACTGCTCTGGATTGTTCCACTCGTTGACAGCCGCGTTTTGCGCCAACACTGATCGCGCTTTTGCCTGCTCAACGTTGTACACCTTGGCTTGTTGCCCTGCGTATGACAGCACTGATTGCTTAGCTTGCTGGGCGCGCTGTGTAAACGCTCTTTCAAACATGCTGCGCGCAATTTCGTTTTTGATGTTGCCGCTGATTCGCTTACCGAGAGAATCGATCCCGGCAATCGCGCCGTCCTTGGTATCCAAAGCCGCTCGCCCCGTACGCGTCAGATACCCATTTTCGGGGTCGTACAAAAGCGACTGGATGCCAGCAACCGCTTCGTTGTCGGCTTCGCGCGCATAACCCTCTGCCACAACCTTGGTCGTTTCGAGCACGGCTTCACCGGCGACCTGACCCAGCCTCTGCAGCGCAGGTCCGATGGCGTCATACACCTGCGCATTGGGCGCACGGGCGTTGATGCCGCCCATCGTCGGCGACGTTTGCCCCATGTATTCAGGTATGCGTACTGGCATTTGTTACTTCACGTCTTGCCTTGTTGCAGGGATTTGTAACCGAGATACCCGCTTGTTCCAGATTGCAACAGCGATGATGCGGCGTTGATGTACGATCCTGTTGCGGCGTTGGATCGGTTCATCCCAGCAATGCGCCCCGCATAGGTTTCCATGCCGGATTGCGCCAACAGCCCGCGCCGCTGCATCTCAGTGTCATAACGAATGTTTAAAGCATCCAGCTCGCCGAACATTCGGTTCTGTCCGATGAGATCGAGGTTGCTGCCTTCAATGCGCGTTCCCGTGGCAGATACTGCCGCAACCGATTTCGCTTCCATCGCCCGAATTTTTCTGCGCGCTTGTTCTTCGCGTTGCGTTCCAGCCGCTGCCGCAGCTTCCGCATTGAGCTTGATCTGCTTCGCGTTTACGTCAGCGGCGCGCTCTTGCGCTTTGAACTGATTTGCTTGTGATTGACCGGAATACCATGTGCCGTATGCCGATGTTGCCGCCACCGCGACCAACGCCCATGTTAGTGGGTCACTCATTTTTTCGTCCTCGCGTATAACCAAGCGTTCTGCCCGTCTTCCAGATAACTCCGCATGAGTCCTTCTCTCTGAAATCCAAGCAACTCGATCCAGCGCACGCCAGCGTCAAACCCTTCCACAACAAACGTCTCAACGCGACGAAAGCCGTGCATTGTCAGCCCTCTGCTTGTGGCGCGATGCAGCCTTGTCATAACACGCCCTGCGTGCTCTGACAGGATTGCCCAAGCAAAAACCCTTTGCTCTGTTTGTTCGACGAAACCGGCACACGCCATGACCTCATCGCCATCCATGAACGTATAGGCTGGACCACCGTCTACCAGCCACTGCCCATACCCCGGCGTATCAATGTTTTTCCTGACGCCGACCTGAGCAGCCTGCGGGCTGATCTTCCGCAAATGACACGGCTCGAAAGTGCGGATCATCTGTCATACGTGGTCATGAACGGCACAAGCGCGACCACCGTCATTGGCAATGGCTGCGTTTGCCTGACCATCATGTACCCGTCCATATCGTAATCACCGGGGAATTCCATCAACACGTCGCCCGTGTACAACGGCGGTGGTGACCCCATTGGAACGCTTGGCGTGCGATATTGAATCTCGTCCAATGCGTTTGTGCCGGGTCCGACGAATCCGCCGAGAGTGTTGAGCAGTCTAATCATTGCGCGCGCAATTCGTTTTGTTTTGCCCTGTGCCGTGCCATCACCAGCGCCCGCCTCGATCCTCGTGGTCCGCAACGTGCTGACATACGGCAGCCCGACATGCACCGTGCTGGCAGCATTGTCGATGGTGATCGACCCTCCGGTGACAACCTCGTTCGCGAGCGCAGCGCCGTCCGCCAGCACCGCAACCGTTTGCCCTTCCAGATACCCAAGTCCGCTGATCACCGTGGCTGGTACGCCAGAATACGTGGCTCCACAGTCCACGTAGAACGCGTCCTCTTGCGCATCACCGTTCTCGAAATCCTTCGACAGGTACTCAACGTAACGCTTGGTGGTCGAGTTGATGGTGCGCTTTACGATCATCCAGAGCTCGTCTCGCGAGCGGTCAGGTGCCGGAATGCAAACAACGGATTCCACCACTGCGTCGCCAGATCCAAACGTGCCGCCGATGACATGGCGGTGCCAGCCGAGCACGTCCTGCTCTTTGTTAAACGTGAATCCCAGCAGTTGCCCATCATTGCGGACAGCCCACAGAACCTTGTACGGCGCTTTGTGCCAGTCCGTATCCACCACGCCGCCTGCGGTGACGTGTTCCGATAACACCGTCAGGTCAGCCGTGACGTAGCCGTTCTGGTTAAACGAGTACGCCACCTCGTGCAGTCGCCGCCCGGACGCTTGCGTCATCAGCACCGAATAACCGACTCGCGCAGGATCTACCGCCCGCGAGCCTTCGCCGGACTGTTGCTCGATTTTGACGTTGCCGGGTGCGAACGGTTCGGACGTGGCGTTTTCGCTGCACGAGAACTCGGCTGCGCTGGTGCCAATGAGCAACGCCTGCGTCGGAGCCAGCCACTGGATCGGGTTGACCGTGTCGGAGCTGATCGTGACCTGAATGGCGCGGTCATCGACGATCAATCCGCTCTCATCCTTGGCGGCAAAGTTCTCGTAATCGCCGCTGCAACTGAAGTACAGGGTTTGCCCCTTTCCGTACGTCAGTCGTTCTCGGAACAACGACACAACGGACGGATATCCTTCTTCGCCGCTGAATGCGGCAAGCGCCCACCGCCACGTGGTATTGCCAGCGCCGACCACGCCAGCCGGAAGCGTCCATTGCGATTGCACGCTTGCGGTCACCACGGTCGATGACGTGTACGTCAGGATCTTCAGAACGCCGTATCCTGCGTCCACGAACAACCAATCCAAACCCTCGCGCTCGACGTTGGTTCCCGTCTTGCCGCCGTAGTCCCCGTCAGCCGCCGTTCCGAACGTGTGAATCGGCTTGTCTGGTCCTGTTCGCCAGACCTTGCCAGCGGTCGGCGACCCGTTGGTCGTGCATATGTACGTCTTGCCGTCCGACCTGCGATACGTGTTCAGCGGGTTGGTGGTGTATTCCTGACCCGCAGTCCAAGGCTTGATGCTGCTCAAGTCCTTCGGCTCAAGGTAGATCAGTGACCCGACCATAGCAGCCGTAAACACTGCGGACGATGCGGTCAACGTCACCGTGCCGGTGTTGGCGCTCGCGTAAATCGTGGTCGTCTTGGTCGTGTTTTCCGTCTTGAACGGACCATCGACAAGGCTCACCGCTTCCATGACCCAGCGGGTGTTGCTGTAACGAATCAGCTTGCGCGGCGCGTAGTCGGGGTGGGCGATGTAAATGATGTCGCCCGTTTGCGCCATTGATAATTTAAACGTGTTGTCAGCCGTGATCAGATCAGCGGCAGTGAACGGCGACGGAACCTCATACGTGGTCCCTGTCAGCGGATGCCACGTTCCCGTGCTTGTTGGCAGCACGTTCGTATGGGCAACCTTGCAGTAGTAATTGATCCCGAGGTAGCTGACCAGATCGCCCACGGCATATGCGGTCACGCTGCTCCACGCGCTGGGCGCTGAAATCTGCAACTGACCGTTGTTGGTGAAGAACCGAACGTAGCCGTCTCCGAACTCAAGCACGTATGCCTGCGTGTTCGAGAACTCAAACTTTGCCAGCCACGTCCGAGCAGAGCTGTCCTTCACCTCTGCGGCGTACTTGGTTCCGGGTCTGCGGATTGCCGGACCTTGAACCGCAGGGATAAAGTTTTCGAGGATCGAGCACCCAGCCTCGTATTTGGCAACATCCACCCTGCCTTCCAGCAAGGGCGACAATTCGCCAGCGTTGAACGATGCTCGAAGCGGGGCAACCTTTGGCATCAGAGCCTACCCATGATCCACGTGTCGTCTGCCAGCATGACCGGCGGGCGCTCGAATGAGTTGCTCTTGATCGCGCGGATCAGAGCTTTGTCGTACTCCATCTGAGCCAACTGTCTTTTCGGAGCGCTTTGCGTCAGCTCTTCCGCGATCTCCAACGCAATCCGGCATGCCAGCACTTCGCGGAAGTTGGCATCCCACTGATTGGGATCTTCGATGCGAGCGATGTATCGAATCAGCAGCGGCGACTCCAGATCAGTCATTATCACATTGGCTTCATGCGAATACTCGACCAGCTCGGTGGTGATGTAATCGTCGAGCGCGACCACGGGAAACGTTTCGTTGACGGTGTCGAGCGCAAGGAAGTCGGACGGCAGCGGGTACTGGTACTGCCAGCCATGATCCGGCACAACGGTGTCTGCGGCGATTGACGCGCGCTTCAGCGCGAACTGCCAGCCGTATGCGCGGAGCTCGTCGTCACGCAAGTCATCGAAGCACGAGAGGATAGCCCTTGCCGCCTTGTTATCGTCATCAAGCGACGTGATGCGGCTTGCGCCGATCTTGGTGAGCGCGCGATTTGCGACTTGAATGACCGACGCCATGAAACCCCCGCGCAGTCAGAATGATTTAAACGCTTGTCAGAAGCTGATTAGCATCCAGTCAACAACAACGTTCCCTGTTGCTGCGGCGTTTCCGTAAATCGTGAATGAGCCAGCAGTAGGTGCCATGCGAACAATTTGCGTCAGAGTCGCATCAGCGGTTGCTTGGTTTATGATTGCAAAAACCGTCACGCTGGTTGTCGCAAACGTGTTTGTCACCGTTACGCTCGAAGCCCCTGCGGCTATCGCGCAACGACCATGAAAGTTGTTGCTCGTGACGTTGCCCGGAGTTCCGCTTTGATCGTTTGCTGACACCGCGAATGCCGTGAAATATCCGGCTCTGCGCGTTGTCGCGCCAATCGACATGTTGTCGATGCTGCCAGCCGTTGCTGGGTTGATCGTTACGGTGCCTGCGCCTGTTGGCGAGAACGTGTGCGTCGTTGCGCTTGTTGCCGACGTGTTGCCAAAAAACGTGACCGCGCCAAGAGTCATCGTCGGCTGGAGTGTCTGAAAAAACAGCCCTGAATCGCTGTCATTGAAAATTGTCATTGTTCCGGGAATGCCAAATGCGCCGACCACATAGTTGCCAGATTCAGGACCGTATGACCGACTCAAAACTTTTTGAGACGCGTTTTCGCTACGATTAGGCTCAAAAACCCAACGGCATGGCTGGTTAAACGTCGGCGTGATTTGCACTGTTTCAAACGAATAAAGACCAAACGAAGATGAAGACCGCGCAGCGACTGTTGCCATGTTATTTTCTCGCTTCCGTGAGAGCGGCTGTTAGTTCAGAACGAACCACGTGTCGATCACCGTGTTTGCAGTAGCTGCCGCGTTCCCGTACACCGTGAAAGATCCCGCCGCACATACCGTCCTTGTGATATGCGTCAACGTCGCGTCGGCTGTTGCTTGAGCAATTTGCGCGAACACTGATCCATCTGCCGTCACCTGAGTGTTGGTCACGGTCACGCTACTTTGCCCCGCCGCAATGGCAACGCGCGCTCTTGATGAGGTTGTGGTGACGTTACCCGGAGTGCCGCTCAAATCTTGTCGGCTGACGTAGTACGTTGTTGCTGCAACTACTCGGCGCGTGAATTGTCCGATGACAACGTTGTCCATGTTGCCGCCGCCAGCAGGGTTTATCGTTACGGTCCCGGTTCCGCTTGGCGAGAACGTTGCGTTGACGTTTGCTGGCGTGAATGTCAGTGACCCGCCATTCAACGTCGATGCGCTTGTTGTGGTAATCCCTGCTGCCTTTATCCGACCAATGGTAGCCTCGGCTGCTTGAAAGAAGATTGACCCGGTTTCACATTGCACGCTGATGGTGCCGGGAACGCCGAACGGTCCAACCACGAAACTGCCTGCGGCTGGTCCAATGTGGTCGCCCACGCCGCCCATAGGACCGGTGCCGCTCATGAACGGGTTTGCGCCCTGCCCTGAGTCAACTGGCGTGAACCACCAGCGCCCCGTGTCGTTGTGATTGTTTGTGATGAGAATCGAATTAAACGGTCCAACCGTGGTGTCGGTTCCCGTCGATCCCGCGTTAACGGTTGGCATTCGTCACGCTCCGAAGACGATGAAGTCAACGACAACGTTTGCAGTCGCCGCCGCATTGCCGTAGATCGTAAAAGACCCCGCTGCCGGTACGGTGCGAACAATATGGGTCAGCGTTGCGTCTGCCGTTGCTTGATTGATAACGGCGTATACAGAGGCTGACGCATTGGTGACGCTGTTGGTCACAACAATGGAACTTTGCCCAGCCGCGATGGCAACACGTCCTTTCCCGCCGTTGTTCGTAACGTTTCCGGGCGTCCCGCTGGAATCGACGATGTTCACATAGACCGCAGTGAACCCTGCGTTCCGGCGTGTGACTGAGCCGATTTCAACGTTTTGCATGGAACCCTGAACAGCCGGATTGATCGTCACGGTGCCCGTTCCTGTCGGGCTTATGACAACGTTCTGGTTTGCAGGGATCAACGCAATTGCGCCAACGCCTGTAATGTTTTGGAATGTGACGTTCGCGTATAGCAGGAAGTAGGTCAGATCACTTGAGCTATCATTCCAAAGCGTCCAGTTCCCGCCCACGCCCATAGGACCGATAGCAATTGAAGAAGCTAAGGGTCCGTGGGTGCGGGAGGTTTGTTTGGCTGGGCTTAAGTTAGTTTGCGTATCGGTGGCGTAAGGCTCAAACACCCACCGCCAAAGCTGGTTGTGGTTGGCTACGACAGACAGCCTTTCTGTTCCCGTGAATGAGGCTAAAACAACCGAGCTATTGGCAGCCAAAGTAGCCATTGCTTATGCCCCTCAGCGCTTCGACTTCTTGGAATCGCGCGCCACCTGCAGCGCGATAGCGACGGCTTGCTTTTGCGGCTTGCCGTGCGCCATCTCAGTTCTGATGTTTTGGCTGATCGTCTTTTGACTGGTCCCTTTTTTCAGCGGCATGACTGCTCCCTGTTTAACCGAGACCAACAAGAGAGGCGGTCAGTCCGCTCGGGGTTCCGCCCGAGATCGAAAAGCGCACGTTGCAAGCGGGAAGCGGAATCGGGGTCACGGACAGCGTGATCGTGGTCGCAGGCGTCCACGTCAAAAGCTGTTGAGCGCCGTGACCGTAAAAATTCACTTCCAGCCAAACGCCGCCACGGGTTTGCATTTGCAACGCGATTGCTGCGCCGCCCGCTGTTCCATTGACCTGAAACAGATACTCGCCGCCTTTGATTGCAACCGCGTTGCCGGTGGCTGCGCCGTTGACCAGAAGCTCGTAAAAGTCGTCATCCGCGCGACGAACTGGCATTACCAAGCCCTGCCTTCTTCAAGTGCAGCCGCCCTGATGCGATTGATCAGAATGAACAGGTCTTCCAGATCCAGAGTCTGAGTTCCGGTCCGACCTTGAGCGGTGGTGCTGATTACCAGCTCAACGTCCTTTCCGGGCGACGTTGCTTGCGATACCACTTGGTCCAGACGCTCTCCGAGATTCAACCCGATGTACCACGCCATGTTTGTTCTCCTGTTGAACCAAAGGGGCGGCTCTCGCCGCCCCCTCGTTTCAGTTAGGGTAGCTGTAGAACAAGTCCACAATGAGCGTTCCCGATGCGGGCAGCGACGCAACGGCAATCGTGATAAACACGGTTTCGTTAGCAGCCAGTGCCGGATCGTCAGCGCCCACCGTGGCGTTGGTGCCGAACAGCGTCGGGGTATCCACCGCAGTGAACACCGCTGCTGCCCGGTACTTGCCGGTAGACCCCGTGATGCCCACGGCGATGGTTGAGGTTCCGAGCGTTACGCTGCTCGTCAGCATCCCGAACGCAAACGTTGCGCCTGCAGGCAGTTCGCCGATCACAATCGTGTCCGCCGTGGTCTGCGTGCCGAGCGTGATGGTTCCACGTACCCGGCGCAGGTTGGCAAGTTGCGAGGATGCGCGGTTGCGGTAACCGACCGGCGCGGTCGTCTGGTTGGCAGTGCTGCTGCCAGCCAGTTCGCGAGAAAGATAAATCGGCATTGGTCAGTCTCCGTTTACACGCAGTTGATGATGACGCAGCGCTTCTCTTCCAGTCGCGTCGAACCGAACGTGCCGGTGACGTAGACCTGAGTTGCGTTGCGCTTGTCAGCACGGCGGTCGATGGTCGTCTGGATGTCGTTCCAGATCCCAAGAGCAACGCCGGACTTGGAGTAGCAGGGAACCATCCACCGAGAGCCGGTGGTGTAGTTGCCATCGCTACCGCCTGCGGTGATCGCGGGGTTGATCGCGGTGTTGAAGTTCGCGCCGCCGGGGATTCGCTCGCTGATGATGAAGTTGAAGCCCATGAATGAGCGAATGCGACCATCGACCAACACCGGCTTGGTGTTGTAGTCGAGGCTGATCGCCTGCGCTTCGTTGAGCAGATCATCGTGCTGGCGAGCAGTGATCACGCAGTAAAGCTCTTCCGTGTCCACGTCCATGTCGGACGCCATCAGGATTCGCTTTGCGCGACGCAGCTTGCTGATGTTCAGACCAGTCGCTGCTGCTGCGCCAGTGACGGCGGGAACAGACTGCGAGTTGGAGCCGAACGCATACAGCGTGCCCGTGCTGGTGGAGCCATTCTCGCCC